ACTGGAGGAGCAGGTGGTAATTTAGGAAATGCAGGTTCAGCAGGTAATAATAATAGTGCAAATGGTAGAGGAACTTGGACAAATATTTACTCAGGTGGTGCAGGAGGAGCAGCAGGTTCTAGTGGTTCATCTAATGGCTCAGCAGGTTCAGCAGGCTCTAATGGTTCAGTATTAGCAGGTAATACAGGACAAATATCTTAAAGGAATATTATGGCAAATTTAAAAGCAAAAAGAATATTAGGCGGTACTTATACTGCTGATGATACTTTAGAATTACAATTAACTTATACAGGACAAGCACATAGTTGTAATCAATACATTGAAGTTTTATCTGGGCCTACTGTTACACACGGAGGAGGAGCGTCAGCTTCAACACCACTACATTATAAATCAGCAATTACAGATGCAGATGGGGATGGAATTATAGATTACTCAACATCACAAATGACATTAGTACAAGCTAGTAAAGGAACTACAGTAATTAAAGTAGTTGCAGATGTTCTTCTTAAAGCAGATGTTGATACTTGGCAAACAAACTACAACACTTGGTTAGACACTTATACAAGTATAGTTGTCAACGAAGATGGTAATGATGAGTTAGTGTTAGCAGATGGAGCTCCAGATGCTCCTGTTTATCCTACAGCAACTACATATAAGTCAGGTGAAATTACGTTAAAATGGGAAGATGATACTTTTGTATGAAGATAATTTTTAAAGATACAAGCAACAAAAAAATATTTGTTACAGAAGAAATTAAAAAAAAAGATTAAGTATTTGTAAAAAATGTGAACACCATTTAGAATGGTTAAATTTATACAGATGTAAAACTTGTGGTTGTATTATGGATGCAAAAGTAACTTTAGTTAAAAGTGAATGTCCTATAGGTAAGTGGTAATATGAATGATTATTGGTTTCCTTATTGGGGTGGATTATTACTTAAAACAACAATTACAAAAGAATTACAGAAAGAATTGTTAGATAAAGGTAAAAAAATAATTGATGAAAAATTAAATTATAGAAAAGAATTAGCAGGAATGATTGATAAAGAATATTTTTATCCTAATCATAAAAGTTGGTTTAAACCTTATATAAAAACATTTCTTAATTTGTATGAAAATAAATATATGGAAGGATGGCAACAATCAACACCACATATAAAAAAACCTTTTAATATTATAGATAGTCAATTGTGGATTAATTTTCAAAAAGCTAACGAATATAATCCTAGACATAATCATAGTGGTTGGGCAGACTTATCTTTTGTTATGTATTTACAAATACCAGAAGTATTAAAAAAAGAAAACGAACAAAGTAAAGACAAATATAACAATAGTGGAGCAGGAGCAATTTCTTTTTATAGTGGCGACCCTTTACCTTTTTCTATAAATGGATTTAGTGAGTTACCAAAAGAACGAGATATGTTTATTTTTCCTTCTTGGATGATGCACTCAGTTAATGCTTTTAAATCAGATGTAGAAAGAATTTCTGTAGCAGGTAATATTACTTTAGAAAAAAATGATTAAAAAATTTATACTGTTTTTATTAATATCTTTTTCTGTAATAGCAGATAACGACCCTATAGTTACGGAGTCTACATCAACAGTTACAACAAATGGTACGCAAACAACTAAAGTAGAAAGTCCACCACCTAGTGCTATATCGCCTCAGTTTGGTAGTGGAAACAATAGTGATTTATGTACGATTAGTTCTAGTGGTTCAGTACAGACACAGATACTAGGATTGTCAGTAGGTACGACATACACAGAAGAGAATTGTTTAAGGTTAAAGAAAGCACAAAAGCTGTATATGTTTGGAATGAAAGTTGCAGCAGTAAGTGTGATGTGTCAAGACCCAGATGTTTTTAGAGCGATGGCTCAAGCGGGAACTTACTGTCCGTATGATGGTTTGATAGGACAGCAGGCTAAAGATGCTTGGGCAGTACATACAAATGAGATACCAGTACCAAAGGAGAAAGATGAAATTAGTGTTGCAGAAAAGCGAGATAAGGCTCTTAGCATTATGGGTACTGTTGCTGCTGCCTTTATCTTCTTTTAGTTATACATTTGGTTATACCAATAATGCTGCTTTATATGGTAATACTTGGAAAATGAATACAAGTACTTTAGGTGTTAGTGCTGAAGAAGGTTTAGATATAAGTGGTGTTCTTTACAACTACACAACAGTTAAGAATGTAGTAGATGACTTTACAGTCACAATAGAGAATGACAAAGTTGGTGGTGGTTATGTTTTCCAAGACACAGAAGATTGGTCTGGTAAGTATGGTGGAAAAGTACAGAATGTTATACCTTTACCTTACACACCAATAGAACAGTTTGGTGATGGTAGAATTAAAAGTACAGGTACAGGCAGTATAGAAGATGTAACCATACTCTATATGTACAGATGGGATTTATGTAGAAACGCACAGAATGATGAAAGTTGCCCTAACTACATACCACCACTACCAGTTATACCTAAGATAGAGATATATGATGCTTTAGAAGATGACTCAGTTAAAGAAGCTACTGAAGAAACAGATAGTGAATTATACGAAAAAGAAGAAGAGAGAAAAAGCACAGAAGAAGAGGAAGAAGAAAGAGAGCGTTTAGAAATAGCACTTGCTTCTAGTGGAAATGCTTTAACAATAGCAAACGCATCAAGCCAAGCAGCTATTTTAAAAGCAATGAATTTAGTAGCTAATATAAATTCTTATTATACTGCTAAGATTCCAAGTACAATTTACAAAGATACAATTGTACTACAAGACAAAGATATAGTGGATAATAGATTAGTGTTTAGAAGTTTAACACAAGAGCAATTACACAACGAAATGATACAGGAGCAGTATAAATGAACAAACTAATTACTTTATTTTTGGTAGTAGGACTTACTGGATGTTCTTTACTTATGCCTAAAAAAGCAGAAGCTGTTACTAATATTAACGGTAATGTAGAATCTAGGTGTACAGTTAATACCGATACAGTTGGTTACTACGGAAACCCTAATGCCTATACGCTTACAACTTTACCTGCAAGTAACGGGCAAGTACCTATTGTTCGTGTAGACACATCTCTAGCTAATGCTTACAAAGCACAGATAAGCTACCCTACTTCATTTAGTTCTAGTCCAAGTTTAGGTGACACAGTTGTATGGACAGGAGCAGTAGCAGTAGACCAAACATCTTCTTCAGATATGTCTGGTTATCAAGCAGCCAGTACCTTGTCAAATGGTGGAGCAATGCGAACTTACGCTTTAGCACATGCAGGCACAACTTGGTTTAGTGTGACTTCAGTTGCTACATATGGTGGTGGACAACAAAAAGCATTTCCCGGTGGTTCTTATACAGCAGTTGTAACAGCAGAATGTATCGCCCAGTAATACTTTGGGCATTGCTATCTAGTATTGTAGCTGCTCATGATATGACACCCACTTACCCTAAGTGGAAAATGTCTTTTATACCTACTGCTAAGATGACTACAATGCAGATATTTAATAAAAGGGAAGATGTACAATGGTATCAGATAGGTGTGTTTAATAAAGATTGGGAGCCTATACCTTTTGTTACAAGATATAAAATAGTTAATGTAAAACATTTACAGCGTGTTAGATTTGATGTTTATATTAGCAATAAAAATGTACAAGAATCTAAGTATATATGCTCTACATCTAAACTTAGAGGCAATGATAACTTTAAACCTATAGTAGAATCTAGGATATGTTCGAGGTTTAAGTGAAAAGATGGCTAGTTTTACTATTACTCAGTACACAAGTAATAGCAGATAGCAACTCAATGAGTTTTTCTTTGCCTAGTATAAGTTCTGTAAGCGGTTCAGACAGTATTAGAGCAGGTGATTTAGATTGTAAGAACAGTATTGGTGGTAGTACTAACTTTGAAGTAGGTATGACAGGTGTAATAAACAATGCTACAGTTCCTATAATAGGTAAAGAAGACCCTAATAATCCTCAATCTAAAGATATAGGGTTGTATGCTAGATTAGTTATACCGTTAGACGGACCAAGTGAGCGTATAAATTGTAATACTTTGTATCAATTAGAGTTACAACGCAGAAGATTAGAGGTAGAAAGGCTTAAACAAGAGATTGAATACTTAAAAATGATACAAAATGATGGAGCATTCAATAACTAATGGCAGATTTAGGAGAAAAAGTAGCACAGGTAGAAGGTTTAGTAGATAAACGATTAAGTTTCTTAGGTTTAAAGTTTACATATACTACTCTCGCTGGCGCATTTGCTCTTTTAAGCACGATTGTAGGCTCGCTGTACGGAGGCTTTCTAATGTATCAAAAAGTTGAAGGAATAGCTAATTTAGACCTTGATGCTATAACTGGACAAATGAAGAAAACTTCATCAGATGTTATAAGAATAGAAGAACATGCTAACGCAATTAAGATAGAATTAAAGAAAGATATGACAGATTTGCGAAATGCACAATGGAACTTAGAATCTAAAGTTGATGGTAAACTACAGTCAGTAGATACAAAACTTACTAGCTACGATACAAAGCTAGATAGATTTGAAGTAAAAGTAGAGAAGACTAAAGTAGATATGGAAAAAAGAATACAAGAGTCTTTAGATAACCCACTAGCAAACTAGGAGATTATATGCCACAAGGAAAAGGAACATACGGAAAGACAAGAGGTCGCCCACCAATGAAGAAAAAAGGTAAAAAGAAGTAATGGCTGATTCAAGGCTTAAAAATGCAGGAGTATCTGGGTATAACAAACCTAAGCGTACTCCTAACCATAAAACTAAAAGTCATGTTGTAGTAGCTAAAGAAGGAAGTAAGATTAAAACTATTAGATACGGACAACAAGGAGTATCTGGAGCAGGTAGTAATCCTAAAACAGCAGCACAGAAAGCTAGGCGTAAGTCTTTTAAAGCTAGACATGCTAAAAATATATCTAAAGGTAAGATGAGTGCTGCTTACTGGGCAAACAAGAGTAAATGGTAATGGCTAAAAAAGGACTATACGCTAACATCAATGCTCGTAAAAAGAAAGGTATTAGCAGGAGTAAGAAAAACTCAACTATTACTAAGAAAGCTTACGCTAAGATGAAGAAAGGGTTTAAAAAGTAATGGATGACAAAAGAGTACAGTTACAATTAGACAAACATTCTAATCAGATAGCTAAGCTTTTTAGTAAGATTGACGACACTAACGATAAGATACAAAAGATATTTAATATGCTTAATCAAATCAGGTATTTTATTTATGGAGGGTTTGCTTACTTTTTAGCTTCTGAAGTAGGTATGTTTAATTTATTGAGGTTAGTAGCATGATAGGATTTTTAACAAATATAGCACCTATAGCTTTAGGCTTTGTTGCTAAGTTGTTTGCTTTAAAAAGTCAAGCAGCACAGGAACAACAAAAGATGATGATAGAAAACCTACAAGTTAGAAATGATTCTATCAACCAAGCTAGGTCAATGGCACAAAAAGAAAGTCCAATGGCTGCTATGAATAGAAGGATTATTATCCTAGTTATATTAGCTTTGATTATCTTTACACAGATAGCTCCTGTGTTTTTTAATGTACCTACAGTAATACCTACTGTAATTGAAGGAGCTAGTCTACTAGGTATACAGCTAACACCTGATACAATGGACTATGTAACTGTACAAGCAGGTGCTGTATTAAAGTTTGATGAAGTATTCCAATGGGCAACAATGATAATAGAGTTTTACTTTGGTGCGCAATTAGCTAAGGGGAAGTAAATGACATATAGAGAAGTAATAAACGAAGTATTAATAAGATTAAGAGAAACACCTATTGCTTCTGATTGGAGTGGTTCTATTAACGATAGCAGCACAGTATCTGATTACAATAAAGTTATAGGAGCTTTAGTTAATGACGCTAAAAGAAGTATAGAGTCTTACCATGATTGGCAGATACTTAGAGAAACTGTTAATATAACTACAGTAGCAGACACTAAAAACTATAGTTTAAGTTCAGGACAAGAGTTTAAAATAATAGATGTAATTAATAATGCTACAGGTAATGAATTATTACAAGTAAGTAGAGCTTATCTTAATAGAGAAAGATACCCTACAGCTTCTACAGGAGAACCTCATTACTATGGTTTTAACGGAGCAGATAGCTCTAATAACCTTAAAGTAGATTTATCTCCTACACCTAACAAGGCTGAAACTATTTCTTTTGACATAGTAAAGTATCAAGATGCACTTACTACTGCTAGTACAGTTGTTAAGATACCTACAAAGCCTTTAATACTAGGAGCTTATGCTAGAGCTTTATCTGAGCGTGGAGAAGATGGTGGCACACAGTCATCTATAGCAGCACAAGAAGCAGCTTCATCTATTTCACAAGCTATTATGATGGATGCAGGTAATACTCAGTTTGAATCAGATTGGTTTATGGGAAATATTCACTAATGGCTAAACAACTAGCATATCAATCTTTAACTAATTTAGGTGTTAATGGTTTAAATACACAATATAACCCTTCATCTTTAGATGCTTCTTTTCTTACTACTGCTGATAATGTAATGCTTAGAGAGTCAGGTAGAATATCTTTTAGAAAAGGATTTAAACAAAAAGTAGTTCCTAGTGGTACAGCTATAGGTTCTATGGTGGAGCATAACGATGCTGGAACTAACAAAATATTTGCTAGTCATGGTACTAGTATTTACACAATTGACTTTACATCTCCTGATGCTGCTTTTCCTAGTAGTGGTGCTGATGTTAAGCATACCGTTGCTAACAGTACAGGCAATTGGCAATTTATAAACTTTAATGAAAGGTTACATTGTTTTCATGCAGGTATAGTACCTCAAAGATATGACGGTGCTTTAAGTGCTGGTTCTAGATGGGCAGCGTTTAACAATAGTACTAAACCTTCTGGATTAACTACATTTGACCCTAGCTGTGGCATGGGTTTTTATGGTAGAATGTTTGTAGGAGGAGTAACAGAAAACAAAGCTGTAATGTATTACTCTGTTTTATTAGATGGAGATGATTACACAGGCACAGGTTCAGGATTATTAGATTTAAAGAAAGTTTGGGATAATGATGAAATAGTAAACATTGCTCCTTTCTTTGGACAGTTAGTTATATTCGGTAAAAACAATATAGCTATATATGACAACCCTGACGATGTAACTAACATGTCATTAAATGAAGTTATTAGTGGTGTAGGTTTAGTTAATAGAGATTCGGTACAAGCAGTAGGAGATGATTTAGTATTTCTTTCTGCTACAGGACTGCGCTCACTTAACCGTACTACTGAAAAAGACAAAGTACCTTTAACTGACTATAGTGTTAATATAAAAGACACTATAATAAGAAATATAGGACAAAGTACTGCTGTTAAATCTGTTTATTTAGAAGATGAAGGTGTCTATATTCTCACTTTTACAGAAAAGAATATTACTTACGCTTTTGATTTTAAACATATAACTCCTAATCAAGCACCTCGTGTAACTACATGGAGTTTTAATAGTGATAGAGAACCAGCTAGTATGATTCAAACAGAGTTATACTCTGGTTTGTTAGTAGGACAGAAAGATGGTGGAATAGCAGGCTATGAAGGTTATTTTGATACGGATTTGGCTTGGGTTAGTTCGGCAGCTAGTTATACTAATTCTCCTATTGCCGCTGATGTTAGTTCTATATGGATACCTATGGGTGATGCAGTAGTTTCTGCTATATTAAAAAAGTTAATATTAGTATTAGAAGGCGGTTCAGGAGCTACATTAGGTGTTAGATGGTATACAGATTATAGTATGAGTTCTTCTAGGACTACTGAAATAGCTTTAAATCCTGCTGCTACTAGTACTACTGCTTTATATGGAGCAGCTTCTTCTTTATGGGGCGATGTTAAGTATACACCTATTTATGGATTACAAGAGTATAAGACTCCATTAACAGGTAGAGCTAAAACATTAAAAATAAACATGAATATTGTATCTAATGGCTTTGATGCTTCTATTCAAGATTTGTCAATTATATCTTTACAAGGAAAAATACGATGAGTGATTATACTTTAGCAGTCAATTGGTCAGGAAAAGATGCTCTCTCAGATAGTGATGCTGCGAAAGTAATATCTGGCTCTGACTTTAATACTGAATTTACAACAATAAGAACAGCAGTTAATTCTAAAGCTGATACTAATGGTGATAGTGGAGAAGATTTTGCTGCAAATAATGTTACAGTAGCAGGTAATACAACTATAGGTGGAACACTTACTGTAACTGGAGTTCCAACTATACCTACTGCTTCAGCAGGAACAAATACAACACAAGCAGCAAGTACAGCTTTTGTTACAACAGCAGTCGCAGCTTTAGACGCAGCAGCAATTAATGCAATTGTATATCCAGTAGGTTCTATTTACACTAATATGGCAGTTGCTACAAACCCTGCTTCTTTGTTAGGTATGGGAACTTGGGTCGCTTTTGGTGAAGGTAGAGTTTTAGTAGGTAAGGCTTCTAGTGGTACATTTGATACTTTAGCTGCAACTGGTGGTGCTGAAACACATACACTATCTACAGGTGAATTGCCTGCTCACACTCATACTGTGGATAAATATAATGCAAGCGGTGGTTCAGGTGAAGGTGTTCAGACAGGTGGTAATGTTACTGGCACAGTTACATCTGATTCAACAGGTGGTGGTGGCGCACACAACAACTTACAACCATATATCGTAGTATATATGTGGAAACGCACAGCATAGGAGAATAAAATGGCAGACGCAATGAGTTTAATAGCAGGCGCAATAGGAAGTGCGCTACAAGCTAAAGGAGCTACAAAAGCAGCAGCAGAGAATCAAGCAGGACAAGAAGCAGCAGCTAAATATGCTTTAGAAGGTTCTTATCCTTATAATGTAGCTGGCTCGCTTGGTGGTGTTAAGTTTGATAATGAAGGTAAGGCTATAGGATTAGGTTTATCTGAAACTTTCCAAAAGCAGCAAGATGCTATGATATCTTCTGCCGATGCTAATAGAGGATATTTAGCAGGTATAGAGGCTGACCCACTTACAGCAGAAAACAGATACTATGACCAGCAGATGGCTTTACTTGCTCCGGGTCAAGAAGCAGACAGAGAAGCTTTAGATGCTCAGTTAATAGCTAGAGGTATGCTAGGTTCTACTGGTGGTATGGGTCAAATGCAAGGACTAAGAGAAGCTCAAGGTACTACTAATTTACAAGTTAGACAATCAGCTAGCGATAGAGTACAGGATATGATAGATAGATATAGAGGTAGAATAGCAGAAGATGTGTCTAATGCTACTGTACTAGGACAACAACCTTTAGCTTATGCTGAACTAGGAGTAAAAACTGGAGGTATGCTTTCACAGGCAGCTATGTTAGGTTCTAGATATTTATCTGGAGCTGCTTTAACTAATGCTAATATGACTATGGGTAGATATGGCGGTTTAGCTAAAGCTGCTAATAGCTTTAAAAATTATAAACCTCAAGGCACTAGAAGTTATGGTACTGCAAAACAATATGGTGGCGCAGGACAAACACCTGCTGCTGTACGAGCAAACTTATAGGAGAAAATAATGGGAATGTTTGATTTTAACCCAGCTGATGTAAGAGTAGCTACTTCTGAAGGCTATACAAATGCACCAATGTTAGGAGCATTTGCTGGCTACGGTGGCATGCTTCAAGGTATAGGTAAACTAGCAGGCTTTCAAGATGAGGAAGACTTACTAAAAGAAATATACGATACTTCTAATTTTACTACTAAAGAAGGAAGAGAAGAAGCTATAGCTAGAATTAGACAAGTTAATCCTGAGAAAGCTGCTGCGTTAACAAAACAAATATTAGAGCAAGAACAAGCAGAAGCTGCTATTGTTAATACTCAAATACAAACAGATAATGCTAAGTTAGAAAGAGCAAAAGTTATTTACGGTCCAGCTTTAATAAGAAAGTTTGAAACTGATGTAAGTAACACAGGGCAACGAGCAGCTATACATGCTTTTCTTACTGCTGAAAGGGTTGATTTTAAGCCTACAAAAGTGCTTACAATGATAGACGCTATTAAAGCAATTGAAGATGATGTTGGAGATAAAGGCTCAGGTACTTACATAACAGCATTAAAAGCTTATGTTGGAGATAAGCGAGATTTATTTGTAAATCAAGGAGTTTATGCAAAAGCAGGATTAACTCTAGATACTAGTGAAGATACTACTGTAGCAGAGTCTACAGTAAGAGGTGATTTAATAGACCCACCACCTGCTGACACAACTGTTTATGCAGCTGATGAAGTTAATGAAAATGATAGTAACTTTACAAAAGCTTATAAAAAGAATAAAGCTACAAACGAAATAAAACAAAAGTTACAAGATGTTAAACAGAGTTTATTTAATTTAGGCATAGAAGCTTTTATGCCTCAAGATAGATTAGCTATTGAAAATGCTGAAGATGCTGTTTCTGCTTGGATAGCAGGACCAGCTTTTGGTACTGGAGAAATTACTGGCATGGACTCATCAGCTTTAAATTGGTTTTTGTCACAACCTCCTGAAGAGTTAGAAAAGTTTGTAGCAAATCCTGTAGCTTACTATAAAGAAAACAGAAGCAGAATAGAAAGTAGTGTTACTTATTCAGGTACTAATAATGAAGATTTATTTGCAAGTATTCCTTACGACTTAGACAGTTAAATGGCTTATAGAACAGTAGCACAAAGAGAGGCACAGTTTGAAGCTGAGATGGCTCGTTACTTACCTGAAGATAATTCAGGTTTTGTAGGTGGTTTTCTTAGTGGACATAATAGTGTAGGCTCTTGGTTTACTTCTGGTTTATCTGGTATTTTAGCTAGTAAAGCTGCTAGTGATAATAGTCAAAGAAAGTGGTACATACAAAGAAATGGTATACAGTTTGGTAAAAATGAACTAGATAAGGCTATAAAAGAATATGAAGAATTAGCTAAGCATAGAAAATTAAATGAAATAGAAAGCGCAGATTATAAAGAAATGGTAGATAGAAATACTGCCTTAACTAGAGATTTGCAACATGTATTTGATACTCAAGGTGGCGACTTAGACGCTGTTATAGATACAAACGGTAAAAGTTTTAACGAAAGATGGGGTGTAAATACTGAAGATGAAGCAGCATTAGGCGCTTTAATAGAATTGTTTAAACAAAACCCTTCTTATGTAGGTGGTGTATTTACAGCAGAAATTATAAAAGACTTGCCTATTACTTTATTAGCTTTGTTAGCTTCTCCTATTACAGGAGGTAGTTCAGGAGCAGCTCAAGGTAGTAGAATTGTAGCTACTACTCTTAATAAATTAAACAATATACAACCTGCTGCCCTTAGAGGATTAGCTAAGATGGGTACAGGAGTTGCAGGTGGTTCGGCTATAGGTGCTGGTTATGAAGCTGCTTATAGTAAACTTAATCAAGGTAGTGTTAAAGGTAATCAAGTTAAAGCAGGCGCAGCTTTTGGTGCTGGCTTTGGTATATTAGCTGGACTAGGTATCTTAGGTAGAACTAGTAAAGATTTAAAAGCTAAACAAGCACAAGAGTTACAAGTTAAAAGAGGAATGGCTGGTGGTGATAGAATTGATTACAAGTCAATGGTACAGAACGCACAGAAAGAAACTCCTGTTAAGCCTGCTAATAAAGAATTTGCTTCAGAAACAGTAGATGCGTTGTACCCTGCTGAAGAAATAAATAGAGTTAAAAAAGCAGCACATAAGATTTATACTGAACATAATACTCGTATTTTTCCTGAACTAAAAGACGGGGTAGAGTATAAAGTAATTACATTAGCGCAAGCTAAGAATTTAAAGTTACCTAATGTTAGAGATGACATACCTGTACAGTCTATTGTAAAAGACAATGTTAGTCATATAGTCTGGCAGGAAGGTAAGATAAGCAATGAGTTTAAAAACTTCTATAAAAACTATGAAGGAATACTAGGAGAATCTTTTAATGATATAACACCTAGTCAGCATTTATTCCTTAGAGATGAGAATAGTTATAGAAGTTATTTAATGGCTGCTGAATTAGCTAAGGTTAAACAAAGATTAATGCCAGAGCCTCAAGCTAGAACTGCTGATGAGGCTATTAAGATAAAAGAAAACGAAGCTAATAACATAGCATTGAACGAGCTTGAAAGAGCTTATGGTGAAGTAGAAGCAGAAGGTATGAGTGCTAGTAACAAGCAAGTAGATGACCTTGTAGAAGAACTTAAAGCTACTAGAACTACTCCTGATGATATAGAAGTTAATACAACACCAAGTATTGTTAATAGAGGAATGACTTGGTTAGAAGATAATCCTAGAAAAAAGCTAGGAATAGCTGCTGGATTAGCTGGAGGTGCTTACGCAGTAGCTGACAAGGAGGAAGAAGAACCTTTTCAGCAAGCATTGGCTGTAGGATTAGGTGTCGCACTTGGACCTAAAGGATATAAGTTACTTAAAGGTAAGAGTATAAATACTACTACTGCTCGTATTAAAGCTCAGATAGCAGAAGGTTTAGAAATAGATGCTGAGCAAGCTAAAGTATGGGAAACACAAGCACAAGTAATTATAAGTCAGTTAGATAAGTTTACAGATACTCAAGTAAGAACTATTATTAATAGTATAGAAGGAGTAGAGTCAGCTAGTCTTAATATGACTAGTGATATGAGAAAAGCTAAGAATGAGATAAAAGAATTACTAGATGATATAGGTAAGCAAGCAGTTGAATCTGGACTTATAGCTAATAAAGATGGAGTAATGAAGTTAAGCATGAAGGGTATGGACTCTTCATCTAGAGGTGCGTTTTTAAACAACTACTTTCCTCACTTGTTCCGTAATATGGATAAGCTAACTGATGATGACTTAACTATTATATTAGGTAAGCTTAATGATGGTAGTGCTAGTAAAAGAAACATAGAAGGTACACTTGCTGACATACAAGACATGATAGATAGTGGCAGGTTAACTACAGGTTTACAATTACTTAGTCCTAAAGAAGCTATTAATGTTTACATACAAGGTATGTCTAGAGCTATTATAGGTAGAAATGCTTTAAACAGTATGGAAAAGATGGACTTAGGTTTTGCTCCTAACAGGAACGATATATCATTACCTGCTTTATTAAAGGAAGCAGACTTTGAATTACTTAAGGGTGCTGGTAGATTAAGTGACCAAGAGATGACTCACTATAGAACCTTTGACCATCCTGCTTTAAAAGGTTATTTAGCGCATAACAATATACATCATGTACTAGATGACTTCTTTGCTATAAGGCATAGAGGAAACATAGGGGATATGGCAGAAAGAGTACTTAAACTTAACAATGCTTTAAAGCGTGTGTTTGTATTTGGTTCTTTGTTCCACGCACAAGCATTACTTATGTCTGGTGTTTACTCTTTAGGTTTAGCTGGAGCTTTAAAAGGAAGTTTTAAAGTAGGTAAAAATAGAATAACAAGAGATGTAACATGGACAGACATGCAGCTAGGTGAAACTAAGTTTATAGACTTAGCCAAAGAAGCTATAGCTGATGGCTTACAGATTGTTAATATTAAAAGACAAGAGTTAGTCAACCCCGGTAAAGCACAGATAGATGCTTTTCTACCTAAGCTAGGAAGAGGAGGAGATATAATGATGGGTGCTTTTAATAAAATAGATACTGTAACATGGGAATATTTACATGATAGGTTTAAGCTAGCTGTTTACTTAAAGCAGAAAGAAAAGATGTTAGATGCTGGTATTGAACCTAAACTAGCTGGACAGAAAGCTTCTGAATTTGCTAACGATGCGTTTGGTTCTTTAGACTGGAATAACTTTAGCACTAGACTGTATGCTTACGCAGCTAAACATCCTAATAGATTAAGAAGTAAAGCTGCTAATAGAGCAGCTCAGCTTATACCTGTTAATAAAAGAAGATGGTTAAACTTAGGATTGTTTGCACCTGACTGGACTGTATCTAATATTAGGATTGTGTATAAAATGTTTACAGGTTTACCTACAGCAGGTAAAGCTAAGTTTTTTCAAATGACTCATAAAGGCAACTGGGAAAGTCCAGAAGCTAAAGCTGCTGTTAAAGCATGGAACGCTTATGCTGCTTATAGTTTTAAAGCAGGTATGTATACTTCAGCTATGTGGTGGGCGTTGACTTCAATGTTTAGTGATGAAGAAGCTACTATGGAAAACTTATGGGATTTCTGGAGTGGTGAGAATAGTGGTAGATTAGACTTAGGTAATGGAGAAACTATGGTTATATCTAAACAGATTGCAGAGCCTATACATTGGGCGCAACATCCTATGCACACTTTTATGAACAAGACAAGTGTTGTACCTAAGACAGCATTAGAACTTATGTTTAATAAACAATGGTTCTCACTTAAACAAGGTATGCCACTTGGTCCAAGACTAGTAGATGAAGATGGCACACAACACTATGCTAAGTGGATACTAGGAAAGACTATACCTATTGTAGGTAAGTCTGTACTAGATGAAGACTTAGATTGGCAAGAAAGATTTGAAAGAACATTCACGGGTTTCTTTGGATTCCCACAATATGGCGACCCCGAAGATAACAGGAGATAATTATG